TGTTCTCTTGGAATATGATCAGGTATTGGCACTTCACCAGACATAATAGGCCACCAGTGATCTTCTTCTGGTGCGTTTGTATCTGCTATAACACCTGTCCAACTAGGGCCACCGTCACGCATAGAAGGATAACGACCAACACGCATGGTACAAGCATCAATAATAGACTTAGGAATTTCTCGTGCTTCATTAATCCATATGCCTGTTAATTCTAATGATAGTAGTTTCTTCACATCCTCTGGTCTATCTAATGCTAAGAAGATAACCTCAAGTTCTATCTCACCTTTTTTGATGTTGTGGGTGTAGGGGACTGACCAAGTAAACTTTCCCCATTCGTTTTCTGGAAACCAGTCAAGCCATGTTTTAATAGTTGTAGTTCGTAGCTGTGGGTTTGTGTTTCGTATAATAGCCCATCGTGATTTTCGTTTTCCGTCTGGTGCTTTCTTTTGTTCCAAAGCTCTACGAAATACTTCAACGCAACACCCCACTGATTTGCCAGATCCTACTGGACCTCGAATGCCACGAAAGAAAGTATTATCTTTCATAAAGCTTTTAAGAGTATCACCATCTGGTTTGTATTTAAAATTAATCACTCCTAGCTTGTCCAATCATTCTACTAATACGTTTAGACATAGCAGTTGCCTCAGAAGGTGTATTAAAAATTAAATAATCTTTTTTCTTTAATGCCTGTTCAAAAGCATCTTTACTTGAAAGCCTAGTAAGTTTTCCATCAATTATTCGTATTGTGGGAACTAGTATTTCTTTACCTTCATATTCAAATGAAGTTGTTCGAACAGTTTCATTATCTTTAGTGTTTTGTGTAGATTTATTTAATGCTCTTTTTAGCCAAGAAGGAACTTTACCATTAACAGCTTTAGGTAATTTATTAATAAGATTGTCAGCCATTAACGCAACCCCTTATCAACCCCAGACTTAATCATCTTCTCAACTGCTTCTGGGCCAATGTTTTCTATCACATTGTCTAGCATTTTGTTTGTAACAAAAGACTTACCATGTTTCTTATCAAAGTATTGAAAGTGTACTTTCTTAACAATCCTTCGAAGCATAGTAAGTTCTTCTGACTTCAAGGTATTTACAAAACTCACTCTTCCCAAGCCTCATTAACATCAGGCGTAGAAGGATCGTCTGCTTTTAAAGTACCGTCTTTATTTCTAGCACGTTTCTTTTTCTTAGGTTGTTCGTTAGTCCACTCTAGTCTTCGAGAGTCTAATGTTCTTGTTTTACCAGTCCACGTTTTACCAGCAAGCTCATGAGTTTCCCCATCATATAACTCCCCAGTACTTGCAATCATCCAGCCCATAATTAACTCCTATATCTTTTTACTTTCCTAGCAATCTTTTTCGGTTGAGCCACAAACTGCTTACCCTTAGCCTTACCCTTTCGTTTAGCTCTGGTTGTAGCTGCATATTCAGCATCACTAAGAGCAGCAATAGCCGCGCTAGGTAAGTACCGCTCACCAGTCTCACTAGACTTTTTGCCAGACTTGGTACGCCACTTTTGTTTGCCCCAGTTAAGTAGCGACTTTTGTGAAGCCTTCACTTTTTAATAACCTTAAATCCACTCTTTTCCATTCTTCTTATCATGGATTTAGAAAAAAATGGTTTGAGGTCATCATCTGGTACTTTGTTAAAAAGTTGCATTAACTCTTCCAAAGATGCTTTTTTTAGATCTTTTCTAATTAATGTAGGTTTTTTAGCCATTGATTGTCTCCTTTACTTATAGCCGCCACCGCGTTTTTTATATTCTTTGGCAAGCAACTGCGCTTTTCGAGCAGACCACTGACCAGCAGCCGTTCCATGTGTAGCCTTTGCTTTTATTCTACGAAACAAAGTCGCCCTCATCTTAGGCTTGGTGTAATTACCTGCTGCGTTTACTGCCATCTTTAGTCTTCTCAAATATTAAATCTTGAACTCTTACTAACTCATTCGTTAGTTTTTTATACGTCTTATTTTTCATAAGTTTGTTTTCTCTTGCATCGAGGAGAGTATTCATAGTCTTACCAAAAGCTTTTTTAAGAAGACTTTTATCCTTATAAATAAATCTATCACCGTCTTGACCAGCCTGTTCAGCAACACCAATACCCGATGCATCTTCCATAACCTTAATGCGCTTCTTTAATACAGAAGCCTTTTTGCGGAGAGAAGAAACTGACTCAGGCATTACTTAGCCTTTGCCTTTAATATCTTTCTTTTCAAAGCTGGTGGTAATGAGTTTTGTTTACCTTTTAACATAGGCTTCTTCTTTTTAGCTGGTCTGCCAACCTGTGATCCATATGTTCCTTTACCCATAGGCATTATGCTTTTCCTTTCTTAGCTTTGTTTCTTCGACTTATCGCTCTGGCCTTTGCCTTTGCGTCCGCTTTGCTTGATGCTCCCCACGCTTTTAGGCTGAGAAGAAGACGCGTTGGTTTTCCCTTGCTGTCTCTTTCTGGCCCCCTTGCCGCTCCCATCCTTGCTAGGAAGCTTGCCCTTCGAGGGTTGTCTCCGCTCTTTACTGGTGGCTTTAGGTTTCCCCCCGTCTCTCGATTGTACGACCTGCGACCCTCCTCGTTCAGACCGCCCTTCTTGTTCTGTCCTTCCGCTCTTTGCCAAGCTGGAGTTCGCATTCCATAACCTCTTTATCCATCTAAACATAATCGACCCTTACAGTAAAAAAATATTATTTCAAACGCACAAAATACCTTTTTGGAAAAAAATGATTGGGATAGACCTAGCAACGTTTCGAGCCGTTGGGTTTTGACCCACCCCCCTCTCTTATTGCTATGCACCTGCAAGGAACCTTCCAGCAAAAGCTACGTCAAGTCAATTGATATGTGTATGTCCCCAGCGACCTGTACTTGGGATCGATCGATCGGTCAAGGATATCCTTAGACGCCTCTAGTTGGACATACTCACTTTTTGCTCCAACCGCTAGTCTCATTACCCTTGCAGCCGCAACCGTAGCATTCATACCCAATTGATCACTAACACACTGCATCATGTACTGTTGCACATGAGGTTGCTTTAGAGCCTTGCTAGCAGTGACTCTACCAGACTCACCTTCTGCATAACCTGCTTCTTTAGCAGCCTCAGTGATAGAGCAACCTCTTGCTACGAGTGTATCAACCAGAGCAGTTTGTTTTGGTGTTAATCTCTTATTAATTAGTTCAGACATTGTGTACCTTCGTTAGCCCCCCTCTCCCTCTCTCCCCCCATTACGACACCAAAACATGATGCTCTGTCAAGTAATGACGTTACGTCACACTTGTAGTGACGTAGGGTCATTGCCGACTTAGGTGATTGACACCTAACTCGCCAAGTGTCTGCACACTCTACACTCCCTAAGGAGTGCAGACACGATGGCCGATTCGGGGAGGTGTCACTTCTATGTCTAGCTGGGCAATTGCATACACTCCCGACTTTGCTTATGCAAAGCTCGTACACTTCAGCAATTGCCAGAGCAAGCCATAGTATCTGAGTGACATAATTGACTGAAAAAAGAGGATGTATGATCCTCTTTTTGAAGCCAATTATTACACCCCCACTCATAGGCCATGTATCTATCTCTCACACACACGTCTTTTACTTATAACTTCCAGTTGGGCGTACGAATCAGCCTTACGCAAGGACGGCAGTTCGTTACGTCATACAAGATGACGTGACGAGCCTACCGCCAGCGCAGCTGGTCTGTGATCCTTGCGTAAAACAGATTCGTGTGCCTGTCGATTTCCTATACACAAATAGACTGTGTATGAACGATAGAAACTAAAAGGAGATTTACTATGACTATCGCTAAAATGATTCAAGAACTAAGCTTTGAGTATGACCGTTTCGATTACGAATCGAAGGACTTCTTGCCACATGATGAGATGACATTCGCACGTAAGGTACTGATGGAAAAGCTTCTCGATGGACTCTACTTCCTACGATTTGGTGGCAAGAATGGCATCGATTCGGAGGTCAACGCTCAGAACAAGAAGAGCCGCTATGAGGCAGATCGGGTAATGTACGATGGTACGGAGATCGGAATGCAACGATTAAGAGGATCGTTCGGAGCATCACAAGCGGCTACTTTCAAACATGAAGCTCTTGATGAGATGTACAAAGATCTACAAGATCTTTGGTATGCCGACCAAGGGGAATGGTACACACCATACGGTGCGCCTGTTGGCTATGCATACAACACTCAGAACGTACCTTCTACTGAGGTCGACATACCTCAAGAGATTCTAGATATGGACGCAGCTCTAGGCATTACGCAAGAGGTCGCAAACGACCTCGTAGAGCCAGTCAAGAAGAAGAAGAAAGCTTGATAACTAACAGGGTAGAGTCACACGGCTCTACCCTTTTTTTACGTTAGTAAAAATAGAGCGCCATGCTATTCCTCGCAAGCTCGGGCATGGTCGCAGTCGGAGATTGCACCTTCGGTTGGGGGTGTTATGTGTGGGTTTTGCCCCAGATTTTCAGGGCAAAATCAAAAACTTGTAGATCAATAAAAGGAGAACGAAATGTCTACTATACTAACAGAAAGAGAATCACGATTAGCAGTTGTGCTGTTCGAGATGCTAAAACCACAAATCGAAAAGATGATTGATGAGAAACTTGATGGCTTCAAAGAGTCTGAAATAAATGACTCATCAAGTTTTGATATCGGAGAATACACTTCAGAGATCAATGACATCATTGAAGATTATGTCCGATACAATATCACAATAACCTCAACGATAGATTAAGGAGAAGGTCATGTTCACTGCAATCAAACAAGCAGCCTTAGAATATTATCAGTCTGAAATGGATTCTATTTACAGTGATAAAGGTAGCGGCATGGATTTTGATGACGAGCGTTGTTGGATTACTGCCATAAATAGTGCGGAGTACATGACCTTACAGATAATTGAAATCGTTTTAAAGAAACATCCACACTTACGCAAAGTGTTTGATGACATTGAAAAAGATTTAGCTTGGAAGGAGCATAACAAATGATAATCACATACAACAAAAAGAAATACCCTGACATGACAAGCCATGACTTGATGGCTTGGGGTGGATTGATTCCGCTTTGGGTAATGGAATGGAACCTACGCAAAGCAATGGGAGTTGATGTTACTCTCTTCGATCACCTTCATACTCAATACGAAGCTCGTGCTGGTATGGGTATCAAAGGTAGAGAAATGGGTGGTAAAATAAATGATGAAGGTATCTATGAATATCCTGAAGATCCACCTATGCAACCTTATATGACATGGGAAACTGAAGAAGGTACAGTTTACTTTTATCCTTATTCAGTAATGGGTATTCCATTACAAAGACCAAGTATTACTACTGGTCAAACACATTATGTAGCGAGGATGGACTAATGGGTAGATCAACACCTAAATTTACACGCAGAGACTTCGAGTTTATTGCTGACCACATCATGCCTTACATGAGTTGGGCTACTGGCATTGAGCAAGTAGCGAACGAACTCAAGCGCACCAATCCAAATTTTAATTGGGACAAATTCGTAGATCGTGCTACCAAGAACTGGGAAGAAGAACATTTACGAGGTCAGGAGAATTTATATGACGACATCCCATACTAAACTTTGTAAGGAATGTGGTGGTGATGGGTACATTGAATACGATGTACCCAAACCTCACGGATTTGACAGAGATGTTGGATACATAGATAGTGCTACCGAAGTATGCCCTGAGTGTCAGGGTCTTGGCATTGCATATGAAGAAGAGGATATTAGTTTCTAGTTGCCCAACACAAGGTTGTCTCACAACTACAATGCTATGATAGATATGTTAGTAGCAGCGAGACATGAGCAAGGATTAAGCCAGCCGCAGCTGGCAAACATCATAGGCTGTACCGAATCATTGATTCACAAATGGGAGCAGCACAAGAGAGTGCCGTCTGGTTTCTTTCTAATGTGTTGGCTAGAGGCATTGGGATATGACATCGAAGTCACGAAAAAAGAAGACAACAATAACGTGCGTCAGTTGCGAAAGTAAAACGGAATGGTTTGTTGCTATACTAAAAAACAATAGTGGAAGAACAATGGAGAAGCATTGGTATGTGTGTCTCCGTTGCTATGAGGAGGACAGATGGCAAATCGTAACAAGTCAAAAGGAACATACCACGAGAAGTGGTTTGTCGATTGGCTCAACAAAATCAAAGCGCAGATCAAAGCGAAACGCGTCCCCCTCTCAGGAAGTTTGGGAGGCGAGTATTCAGGGGACATCCACCTCGACATCAATGGACAACGATTGGTAGGTGAAGTAAAGTATAGGGATACATCTAATTTCCCTAGCCCCTTCAAAGTATTAGAAGGCAGGGACATTGCCTTTTATAAAAGACGGAGAGGAACTCCGCAAACGCTAGTCATAATGACTGGTGATCAATTCAAACAACTAATGGAGAACAACAATGGAATCTCAGAATCAACAAATCAAAGCATACCTTGAAGAAGGTAACAGCATCACAGCAATACAAGCTCTTGAAAAATTTAAATGCTTTCGACTAGCATCCCGAATCACAGATCTAAAACAATCTGGTGTGCCAATCGATAGTCAATTTATTGAGGTTGAGAGTGGCAAGAAAGTCAAAGAGTATTGGATTGCAACATGAAACCTATTGGTCGAGCAGTACAAGATGATGTGTGGTCTAAAAGTTTAGACCGCTCATCACGAGAAATCTATGCTGAAGATAGAAAGAAACAAAGAGAAACCAGAAAAAACTGGTCTCCTAAAACCTTAGAAATTATGGCAAAGCGTATCCTCGAACGCGAAGAAGTTGGTCATAATTATCTATGGGGTCGAGAAGCTATTGAAATGATTGAACAAAATCTAATCAAAGAAAGTGACCTCGACCCCCATCGGAATGCATATGCTCACATGCTTCGAGCTACATACAGCCCGAACGTTGCTGACCTTATGCTTCTCGATATGATTAACAAACATGAAAAACTAAAAGAAGTGACGTAACGTCACAAACTGTTACCCTATCGTTTGTGGTAGGGTAACAAAACAAAAATAATAAATGGAGAACGTAACATGGAACGCAAAGGTTTCATCGGTGGCAGTGACTGCACCAAAATCATGGAAGGCCATTGGCTAGAACTATGGAAAGTAAAGACAGGTCGTGAAGAACCAGAGTCTTTACTACGCAACTTACCTGTTCAGCTTGGCAATCATACTGAGAACTTCAATCTCAAATGGTTTGCAATGCATGAAGCAAAAGCTGTGGTTGCACATCAACGTGAGTTTACTGGGACAGTTGGTACTGTGCCAGTCAAAGGTACGATTGATGGTGCTATACAAGGTGAAAGAAATATTATTGAAGCTAAGCACACCAATAACTTTTATAACATGGACAAGATGTTGGATAGGTACATGCCACAGATACAGTTGTACTGTCACATGGCAAAGGCAGAGGGTGCTTACCTGTCTGTAATATTTGGTAACAGTAATTGGGAGTGTGTGCATGTCGCATATGACGAAGAGTATTTCAATTCTATGTGGGCAGTGGTGTCTGACTTCTGGGGTTACGTTGTACGCGATGAAGAGCCGATTGATATCAACACACCAAACATCTCAAGAACATCAATTCCGTTGGACAACATGGTCACACGAGATGCATCAACCGATAATCAATTCGTTGACGCAGCCGTTACCTACATTCACGGATACGAACAAAACAGAGTCTTCAAGAATGCTGAGAAAGATCTCAAGCAAATGGTCGGTGATAACGAACGAGAAGTTTTCTGCGACCAACTCACCGTCAAGCGTGACAAGCGCGGACATCTTAGAATAACAAGGAGAACCAAATGACTACAAAAACTAAAACAAATATTATCAAGCTGCTCATGGATGCACGTGCAGCAATACAACCTATCAAAAAGAGCGGTACTAATCCACACTTCAGAAGCAAGTATGCTACGCTCGAAGGTGTGATCGAAGCAGTCACTGAGCCACTAGCAAAGCATGGCTTTCTATTAATCCATCGATCAACACAAAACGAGCATGGCATGACCATCACAACAGAGCTTGTGCATGAGTCAGGAGAAAGTTTTGTTACTGCAATACCTCTTGTGCTAGGCAAGAATGATATGCAGGGATTGGGTAGTGCCATTACATATGCTAGACGTTATGGCATCATGTCTCTTCTCAACCTCCCAGCTGAAGATGACGATGGTAATCAAGCGTCAAAGGGGGCGTCACCGAACCCCACAAATTCGGGTGACGCACCCCGACCTAAGACAGTAGCTAGTAATAATACCAATTGGTAATTCTTGGGGAGAGGTAGCTACAGCACCTATGTGGCCTTATCGAGGGGGAGGTTCCCCAAGAACCCCTCACCAACACTAAGCAAAAGGAGTCAGAAGCTTGGCAGAATATGATAACAACAATAGTGGTGTTGCATTCCCACCTTTCGAAGACATGAAGATGATATTGCAAGGCAAAGTAAATGTGGAGGGTCGTGATTCTAAGTGCGTGGTTGTACGCAGAGTTACGCAGTCTGGCATGGAAGTCATGGAAGTGTATGAGAAAGTTGGTGTTATGTTTAAAAATGACAACGCCAAAGAGAACGCACCAGATTACACTGGTAAAGTCTATGATACAGCAGACAAGCAAATGCCTTGGACTGCACCATATACAGACAAACGAGTGGCAGCATGGAGAAGAATGAAAGATGGCAAGCCTTACATGTCATTCGTTGTATCTGATCCACAAAATAAAAATGATCAACAACCAAATAATTCCTTGCAGGATGATGAGATACCGTTTTAATTAGAGGCACGTTCTCCAAGAGGGTACGCTCACACTGCTCACATGCCTGTTAGCCTCGCGGCTCTCTTGTTACTTGCCAGCCCTTCGGGGCTGGCCTTTTTATAAAAGGAGAAACTAATGACACCATTAGAAAAAATGAAAGCAGATGCAGAAATCTGCAACTCAAAACTAAAAACCAATTCCAAAACAATCAAAGCTCCAGAAGCAAAAACATCAAGAGGTCTGTCAAGAACTCAAGGTAAAGGTTGGCGTAATGACAAGCTTTCAGAAAAAGAAATTGGAGATATAAAATATTTTTTAAGCAAAGGCTGGGACATAAGATCAACCGCAGTTGTATGTGGTGTTAGTTACAGCACTGTGCAAAAAATAAAATCTAATTAAACACTTAGCTCAAAATGAGGCGCATCAATAAACGGACGTTTACCTTGCGACCTTCGAAGATCGATGTATTCATTCATTGCATCTTCCATTGTGCCTTCGTATTCACCGATTGAGTTGATGTGCCAAGCAGCACCCCAACGAACATGAATGCCAAGATCATTAGCTGCTTGCTTGATTGCATCCGCAATATCATCGTACAGATTGAGTTCCCAAGATACTCTAGACCCTATGTAAGCTACTGTATCTATTGCAATTCCTTCAAGATGTTTACTCTTCATGGTTTGCGATGCGCCCTTATCGACAAGCTGACGCTGTTGTTCCATTGTTCGAAGACCACCCAAATATGGTATTCCAAAGTCAACCTTGGTGATACCAATTGCATACTTTGCAATGGCAACCATGTTTTCATCAACACCTTTGAGGCGGTCTAAACTTCTTTGACTTAATTTAAATGTCATTTCTTTAGTCCTTTCATTGTACGGATTCCAAAGCTCGCGGCGATTGAGGCATACATAGCCCACGAGAACCACTGCGGCGCAGCCTGAAGATTCTCAAAGCCTTGCTTCATGTATGGTTGTAGCCAAGGCACGAATGAGCCTAGCACTATGGCAATAAAGCAGAGAGTCCAAGCCTCGTCTTTCCAGCTGTCTGCGCTGGCTTCGATAGCTGCTTGCTCCCAGCTAATTTCACCAGTAGCAATCTTCATTTTAGTTTCTGCTTCAGCAGCTTTGACTTTTGCTTTGCTGTCAATAAATGTTGTAGCTAAGTTTGCTACGCTTGAAAGTATTCCAATCATTAGTCCACCCTATCTGTCTTAGCTTCTTTGCCTAACCACAGCGCAAAACTTGCTGAAAGCATAGCCGTGACAAGCGATACGAACGCGCTCTGTTGTGTTGTTGGATCATCGAGTGTCATAAACCAAAGACAAACCTTCCAAGTTAAAACTATTTGGCATAGAAAAGCCAGCCTAGGTAGTATCTTTAGCTGGTCTATCGCGCTTGCTGTTATCTTCACCATCACAAATCCTCCTTGCTATCCCACTATCACTTGTTTGTATAACTAACTTACCATCATCTGTATATACAACGAACCTATTGTATTTAATTTCTATTAGATACATCCATTGCTACGCACTCTAAAAGCATGTTTGTACTGGTTACTAACTTCAATGCTTTGTCTCTTTCTGTTTGGCATTCTTCTAACGATGGGAAATTATCAAACTGATAGTATTGTAAATGATCTGCTCGAATAAAATGAAACCAAACCAAAACATAAATCATTACCAAGAACCTCTTTGCTTCCCGATAAAATAAATCATAGCACCAAAAAGAGCAAACCCAAACAAAACAATAGCAGTACCAAGAACCCAGTTTAACAAGTTGTCTATCTTCTCTTGCCTACGATACACAGCTTCCTTCTGCATTCTGCGCTGCTCAGCTTCGATCTGAACAATGGTTTCCCATGCAGATGGCCCATAGTATAGCGAAATGTATTCCCTTAACTCCTCGCGCATCTCCTTGGCTCTCTGTTGATGCGCCCATATTTCAATAGCAGAGGTATCAAACTTAGGATCAAGCTTCCTCCACAGTGGTGGGTCTTTAGCTTTAGCTCCCATATAATCTAAATCAGACACCGCTTTACCAAACGCAGAGATGTCTTTGCCAAGCTGACTTATCTCTTTGCCAGCTGATATTGCTTTCTTAATGCCAGAGAATGCTGTTGTAGCTATTGCAATAGCAGATGCTGGATCGATCATTACATACCATCGCGTCTAGTAAACTCTACTGTTTTTTCTAGGATTGCGACCCTTGCTTGTAGTTTAATTAGTTCAGTCATGATACCAGCTAGATTATCTACATCTGTCCAAATCTCTTCATCAACTTCTTGTAAAGCTTCTTCTGTCTCAACTAAGATTTCAAGCAGTGCATCAGTACGTTCTGTATTATCATTTATATCTCGTAAAATATTAGCACCCCAAAAAACTGCACCAGCTAGTTGCGCTCCTAAAGCAACAACTAATACCAATGGCAGTTTAAAATTATCCATTAGTCAGGCCAATCTGCTATGGGTGGGTTTCCTGTTGGGTTGCCATCGCTATCTTTTGGTTGATCGAACAAAGCCATAAATGCAGCATGATCAGAAGCATTTGTTATTGATGTTTCGATTGCGTTCGAAGCAGTGCGTATGGCTGCTCGATCAGTAGCCACTTGACTTGGCAATGAATAGTCAGAAACTTCAGATGCTTTAACTACCATCCAATCGGTAGGCTGCAACAATCCATTAGCTTGATCTTTAATGATACCTTTCCATATAGACTTTAAACCAAGTGTTGTAACGCCATCTTCAGTTACATCATCAAGAGCCTTGGGTGTATCAGCATCCCAATAAAAACGATCATCATATGAAGCTGGATCATCTTCCCATATCAAACCCTTTGCTGCTTTTTCATCAGCTGACCAGCTGTTCCAGTTATATGGATGTTTAATATCATAGTTGTCAGTCCAAGATTGACCAACTTTTATAACTCGTCCACTATATTTCCAAGGCATTGATCTCTCCTATCGAGCGTTACTATATTTAAAAGGTTGTTCTGCGAAAGCCATGTAGTAATGAGTAAATCCGCTTGTGTTATCATTACTGCTTTCTCGCCATTTGAAACCGTTACTCAAAAAGTCAATTCTATCGGTTCCCGTATTTTCGGCAGAATTTAAGTTAGCATATAATATTCCTTGAACAGCATTATCGGGGTCTCTTGCAGCATCGTAGATTGTCCAGTTTGCTGTACTGTTTTGTTTGATTAATACATATGCTGGTCTGAAACCAGTAAAGACAAATGATCCGTTTGCTGAACCGTTTCCTGTATATTTTCCAAATTTACTAAAGCCATCCTTCTCAGTAAAACAATACATAACATAAGTATCACCAGTATCGTTTATATTATTCCAAGAAGTAAGGCCTATCGTTGAAGCATTTTGAGTAACAGTAAAAGATGCAGAAGGACTAGAGTTTGCATTATTCAAATTTAAATACAACTGATCATCACTGCCATCTTGCATGTCGTGTGTAAAAATCCAATTGTCTGAAAAGTTTCTAGGCTTAATAATCGTCACATTAGGTGCTTTACTTAAACCATGCCCGACTGTAGCTGTTGCTCCTGTTCCTGTGTAGGTAGCAATGCTAAATCCAGCATCCTCATTTACAGAAACAGTGCTTGTTGTTGTGCCATCAGTGTTACTTTCACCAGCACCGTTAGCTTTCCAATTCCATGCAACATAGGTATCGCTACTTAAATTGGTTAAACCACCATTTCCTATAACTGTAAATCCGTCACTATTAAAAGTGGTAAGTCCAAAATTATCATAATGAGTTTCTGCAGCTGTTGAATCTGATTGTAATAACAACGCTTCAGCCCCATCATGTCCTCGAACAGCATCATGCAAAACATGACCTTGCCCAGCTCTTCCTCTGTTTTTTATCCAAACCAAATCAGGCTCAAACCCAACACCTTCTATACTTTGAGTTGCACCATTACCAGTATAAGTAACTGTGTTAAAACCTTCAGCCGTTGTTGTTTCTGTAAACGGTAAACGAAAACCATTTGTGCCGTATGTCAAACCTGTTGGATTTTTGGGAACCCAGATACCTTCTTTGGTTTCTCCGAAGCTGCTAGGATCTAAAGCAGTGCCATCTATGAAGTTGATTTCTGCCATGTAACCGTCAAAGTATTGACCGCCAGACGTGTTTCTTCCTATGCTATGAGCCGTTGTGCTATTCCATGTTGACTGAGCATTTAATGGAATTGAGTTTCCTGTTGCTGAAGAAGTTAGCCTTTCTCCATTTAAATATAATTTAATTCTATCAGAAGCAGTTGAATTTGTTGAATCCCAAACAGCAACAATGTGATACCAAGAAGAGGTGTCTCTAAGTTTTGCAGCAGAATAAACATAGTAATCAGAACCAGACCCATTATATATTTCTAAAGATAATAAATCACTAGACAATAGTTGAAGGCCGTTGACATTATCTATTCCAAAAATATCTTGTCTCGAACTGATATTAGACCTTTTTATCCAGCCACTCCAAGTCCATGTCTTTCGATTGCCATCACTACTTGGCGTCCAACTTAAATAAGAACTATCACCGTCCTCAAACTTTAGAGAATTATCTAGCTCATAGGGGTAAAACCCACCGCTTGCATACATCCATTGCTGTGAACCAAATGCACCTGACATATATTTCCCCTATGCAAACGCTAACTGTGGTGAGCCTAATAAAATACGACCATCAGCCATAGTTACATATGGCACTATATCCGTTGTGCTAGCAGCTGAAGAAAGCGTTAATCCAGCTGCCGCTGGTGTTTCATAATCTGTGCCTAGACTAACTGTCCGACTTCCAGTGCCATCTTGTATAAACACTATAAAACCAGACTGCCCCACAATCTCAGTTGTGGGATTTACCAAGGTAACATTACCAGTCAAAGTCAGAACAAAGTTTTGATTAGCGCTGAAGTCTAATGTTAGATTGCCAGTAGCGGCTGTGTTTGTTTCTGTACCAGCGACCGCTGTACTTGCTGTAAGAGTAGTAAAGCTACCAATTGGTTGTGCTGGTGCAGTGCCTATATATCTAGTTGGCATTAAGTTCTCTCCATTATGCTGAGAAGAGCATCCGCACTTATTGGCGCGCTGCTTTGAACTGTAACCGTATCGGTAGCCACAAGATTTATTCTACTACCATCAAGCAAATCTAAACCTGAGTTTACTGGTATAGAAGCGTCTTTAACTAGTGTTGCACCAGCTGCCTTTATAGTAACAGTTATTGCGCT